GCGTTGATTGTAACACTTAATGTTTCGCTGACAATGCTGTTATTGATAAGCCATTTCCAATTTGCATTAACAATCTTGCTATACTTTTCAAGCTTAGCTGTGATTGTGCTTGTACCTTGACCGTTTTTAAAATTGTAGCCATTATCAGTTGATAAACGAACAATGTAAGGCGCTGCGTCCTCTGCGAGTGCTTCGACCTGTTTTAATAAGCTGTCTGCGATTTGACTGTATTGTCGCTCAAAATTGATAAACGTTGAATCAATGACCTTGCCTTGCAATATGTCGTCTGTTAACTCTGACACACGAGCTTTTAAATAAAGTGGCGGTTCATAATGCACGTCATCAATGAGTGTTTGTGTGTCACCGACATCACTATCAATCGCACCAGTCACTTTATACTCAATTTTGGGCAAACAGATTTTTTGGATTTCTCCATACATGTAGCCCCACAAGCCCTCTTTAGTCTCATATTCCGTCTCGCCTAAATCTTTAACAAGCCAGTTATCGTTTGAAGCTTGACCGACGGACGGGAAACGGTCACGAGATTGTGGCGCATAAACTGTATTGCCACTTGAATAATAAAGAAGCTGTTTATTATCATCATAGATTTTCTTATTTAATCCATCGATAGTTAAACCGTCTTTACCAGTTGCGCGTACAGCCGTGCGCAAATCCTCAATGTTATCGCTGTAATTGATAACCTTAAGCTCTTTACCAACACGAACTGGACTGCTTGTTTTGTTTGAGCCAAGATTACCTTTCTTATAGACGTTCAATACATGACGTTTCAAAGAATAGTCGTCGTTTAATTCTGTAACAAATTCAAGCTCTGCGTCAAAGCTGTTAGCAATCGAAAATAGACGTGCCAGAATCGTGTCTGTACCCGTCCACTCTAATTTAATTCTCTTATCTGACACTTGATTGATGCCGAGTGTTACGGAATGTTCAGGGTCATAATAAGCTAAATATTCAGCGAATGACATTGCCTTATCTGGTTTGTGCGCTCCTCGTTCTTCATTGTTTAACTCTAAATGCAATGAGCAAGCTGTGATTTCGACTTCAAAGCCTTGTTTTTCAAACTTCATGATGTTAAGCCAGTAGTCACGAGCTTTATAGCGAAAAGCGAGCTTGCAACCAGTACGAATTGTGTCAATGTCTTTTGAGTTATATTGTAGTGTTAAAATACTAGCAGAACCTGCTAAGAAGCGTTGCAAATTAGCACTCTTATATTTGATTCCTGCTTTATTATCAAAAAACGCCACATTATGGCTGTCTGTTGAATCACGAATCGCAATACGTACATTATTTTTACTCAAATATAAGCCTCCTCAATTGTTGCTTTTGCACTTTCGACTTCCGAGAAGCTGGATACTAATAATCGAACTTTCGTCTTCCCTGGTGGAACTTTGAAATAAGCAGTTCCAAGGATTTCATCTTCTTGTTTTCGTTGGTTGTTAACAAAGAATTGCCCGTTAGCACCATCGATTTTTATTGTTGACCCAGCTCGGTAACGGTTCGGAATATCTTTCCAATAATCCACATGAAGTTTTTCAAATCTGAAATAATTCAGCGAGTGAAGTGTCACTATTCTGTCTGTTGTATTTCTACCTGCATATTGCCCGACAAAGAATTGAACTTTCTTAGCTTTGGTATTTTTTAATCTCGGTTCTTTTACATTAAAGCGCGAACCGTACCAGTAAAAGCCGATTGTTTCGCTATCTTTTAAAATGTCGAACATATTCGCATCTTTGTTTTCTTGACGTCCCTCTGAACTATAAGGGTTAGGTGGGAACCAGCATGAAGGTGTAAAGCTGAATGTTGGATCAACCACTCGACTACCACCTGCACCGTCACCAACCAAGAATCGAATCTGAGCAGTATTTCCAATTGTGTCGTTCTTCTCAATTGCCATACCTGCGATAAAATGGTTGTTTTCATCGATTACAGATAAGCACCATGCGCCCGTTTGACCGTCTAAGCCAGTTTCAAACCAAGCCCGTGCCCAAATGTACCAATTTTGAGCTGTTTCTGATAGTTCTAATTCCTTAATTGCTCCATACTGATAAGCTCCAGATGTTCCGCTGGTAGAGAATGCTGGCAGAATTCCCAAGCGCCCGCCATACGCTTTATCAGCACCCATTTTAGTATTGATAATTTTTTGAGAGTTTTCATAATTGATAGTGCCATCGACCCATTCGTCAAAATCACCATTTTTATTTTCATGTAAAATGACGTTTTTCTGGTCAATGTAACCGTCAAGTTCATCAATCTTCCCGTATTGCATAGCGCCATACTCGCTTACGATGCCAACAAAACCAGATTCTTTTTTGAGCTTGATTTCATAATCAACCGTGACATCTTCACCACCGTCGTTTACAATTTCAGCTTCCCAAACACCATCCGAATTCTTAGCAAATTGGAACTCTCGTGTGCTGTTGGTATACGCTAACCCATCAGGAACAAAAAACTCAATCGTTGTTTCGTCGTACCAATCAGAAATACCGTCAAGTTCAATATTCCCTGTAGGCAAAGCCATATAAAAGCGGTTAGGCTCGTCTGGCAGTTCAAGCTTGTAAGGCTCTTTTGCACGAAGCAACATAGCAACGTGTTCTCTTAGAGTATTAATGTTATTGTTGCTAGTCGTTGGATATTCGATTGTATCAACGAAAGTCGTAGCTGGTATAGCTCTAGAAGCTAGAGCGACTTTAACTTTTATGGTCTTAGCACCATATGAAACCTGTTGAAGTTCGACCCCTGTTTCAATCAAATCTTCGGTTGTCAAAGTTCGCTCATTTCCGACTGTGCGATTAATTTCTAGAACATCTAAAAAAGGCGATAAATCAACGCCTTTGAATGTAAAATTAGACATCTTTTATCCCCCAAACTAAGTTTTCGATGTGTTGTTTATTGTTTTGATAAGCGCTAGTATCGTCACCTGTCGCACGAGCAAATTCTCGCCCGTTAATATTAAGAACAGTGTCACGAGACACAGCGCTACGAACAGTAGCTAAAGCTTCTTTGATAACTTCTAGTTTTTCGCCTTCTTGATTCTTGTAAGTGACTTCAATGTTGTTTGAGTACTTACCATATTCAAATTGATAGCTGTATTTATCAGTCATCATGTCAGCGATTTGTGCATTAAAATCAGCAATATTGCTTTCAATGTCTTCTCTAAATGATTTGAGATTGTCTGATAATGCTTTAGTGTTTGTTTCAAAGCCTACTGAAATAGTATTAACTGGGCTGAAGTCCTCAAAAATTCCAGTTACGTCTCGGACTGTTGATTGCACTTGACCAAACATTGAATTTAACCCTTCATCAAATCCTCGCATAATTGCTCGACCTGCTGGTCTCAAAAGAACTCGGTCATAACTGATTGGTCCTTTGTGAGCACGAATCCAGTCTGCAATACCGCCGACAAAGTTCTGAACGGCTCCCCATGCCGATTTCAATCCACCTAAGAAGCCATTCATAATTGCTTGACCTGCGCCTGCTAGATTGATATTAGCTAGACTGTTTAAAACTCCTTTGACAGAGCTGACAATCGAACTAACACCAGATACTAAACCGTTAAAAGCTGATACAGCTCCAGAAACAAGCCCTTGAGCAATGCTAACAACAGAGCTTCGCAAACCATTCCATAAGCCGACTACAGTTCCTACAAGCCCATTTACAAGGCTAGAAACCCCGTTACATAAACCAGACCATGCTGCACTTGCTCCGCTTGCAATCGCATTTGCGATTGACACAACTGCACTATATAGACCGTTCCACAAACCAACAACTCCAGAAACAAGTCCACTTACAAGTGTAGTGACCGCTGTGCAGAGCCCTTGCCATAACGCACTTCCTGTTGAAACGATAGCATTCCAGATACCAGTCAAAATGCCCAGCAAACCATTCCAAGCTGTGCTTGCAGCCGTTGTAATGCTATTCCAAATCAACTGCAAATCAGCACCTATTTGACTAAAATTACCTGTGATTAGATCACAAATAATCAAAACAGGACCCAAGACAATCGATTTAATGATTTCCCATGCTGCCCGAAAAACTTGTTTCACACCATCCCAAATTTGAGAAAAGGCAGTGCTTAAATTGTTCCAATAGCTAAGCATAATATCAATAAACGGTTGAATAATTGGCAATACAGCAGATTGGATAGTTTGCCACGCATTCGAGAATGTTTCTTTTATGCCATTCCATAGATTGCTAAACCACTCTTTGATGCCATTCCATACATTCTTTATAGATTCAGCTGCGTTTGACGGTGCTTCTGTAATACCAGTCCAAATACTTGAAAAAGTTTCAACCATTCCAGACCAGAGACCAGAAAACCAAGATACAATACCGTTCCAAATAGCGCTTAGCTTACCATGAAGTGCACTATTTATTCCTGAAACTGTTGTCTTTATTCCATTCCAAAGACCTGTTACAGCAATTACTAAACCACTAACAAGCGATGTTATATATGTTTTTAACATCGTCCATGACGCAGTCGCAACTGTCGTTATAGAGCTCCAAATGCCAGATAAAATATTTACAAGTCCACCAAATACTGAACTTATACCGCTTGTGAGGTTCGTCCAGATATTTTGTAAATCTGTTCCGAGTTTTCCAAAGTTTCCTGTAATCAAATCACAGATAATCAACACAGGCGCTGTTACTATCGTTTTGATAATTTCCCAAGCACCTTGAAAAACCTGTTTGATACCGTCCCAAATTTGAGAAAATGACGTTGAAAGTCCTTGCCACAAACTAATAAGTGTCGAGATGAGTGTTTGAACAATTGGAACAATAGCTGTTATGAAACCATTCCACACACCGACTAATGTTGTGCCGACACCGCTAAATACAGCTCCAAGAATTGGAATAAGCGTTCCGAGAACGTTAGCAATGATTGGAATAAGCGCCTTAATAACGTTAACAACAACGTTTATAGCCACGCCAACAGCTTGCATAGCGGCAGAAATATATGGAGCAATCGCACTAAACACCTGTTGAACCTTTTGCCATATTTTGTCACACGACGCACGAAATTTCTCTGAATGCGTATAGAAATATGCAAAAGCCGCTACCGCTCCTACAATTGCCACAACCAAAAGCCCCCAAGGATTGGTTAAAAACATTCCAACAACCCTAAAAACAGTAATTATATTCTTGATAGTCATGACCACTTGTTTAAGTGCAATTAGCGCTGGACCTATTGCTGCAGCAATCAAAGCGAATTTAATGATTTTATCTTGCATTTCTGGTGAGAGATTTGTGAGCTTGTTTGTTAATTGTGTTATGTATTCTGCTCCTTTTTTAACGTATGGAGCAAGTCTATCACCAATCGCAATTCCTAAACCTTCAATTGCTGATCGCAGATTCCTGAAAGAACCACCAATACCACCTTCCATGGTGTCAACCATTCGTTTAGTAGCACCCTGCGAATTGTCGATAGCATTTGCAAGTTTATTAAAGTCTCCGTCCGAAGAGTTAATAATAGCAAGCCAACCAGACATCGCTTCCTTACCAAAGATGGTTGCAGCTGCAGACGCTTTTTGGGTCTCTGAAAGACCGCCCATTTTTTCACGTAAATCGCCCATGATAGTTCGGAAGCTCTTCATGTTTCCCTCGCTATCTGTTACAGAAATGCCCAATGAATCCATAGCTTTTTGCGCGGCTTCTGAAGGGTGGACTAAGTTAACCAAACCAGCACGTAAGGCAGTACCAGCTTGAGAACCTTTAATACCACTGTTCGCCATTAATCCAATAGCAATCGCTGTGTCTTTTGCATTAAAACCTAACGAACCTGCAACTGGGGCTACATACTTGAATGTGTCACCCATCATAGAAACATTAGTGTTGGCGTTTGAACTTGCTGCCGCTAAAATATCAGCGAATTCGCCCGCCTGTTCAGCTTGCATCCCAAACGCAGTCATTGCATCAGTTACGATGTCGGAAGTTGTACCAAGATTTTCACCAGAAGCAGCTGCTAAGTCTAGTACAGCTGGAATACCTGCCATGGTTTGTTCAGCGCTCCAACCAGCCATTGCCATGTAATTCATACCTTCAGCAACTTCAGAGGCGCTATAACGTGTACTAGCACCTAACTGCTCTGCTTGCTTACGCATTTCCACGTAAGATTTACTAGATGAGTCTGCAGCAATCCCAGATGTTGCAGCAACCTTACGCATAGCATCGTCAAAACTTTGAAAAATTTTAACAGAAGCTCCGAGTCCTGTTGCGACAGGAACTGTGACACGTTTATTTAAAGTACTTCCTATTTTTCCTAAGCTATCACCAACTTTAGAAAGTTTTGATTCAGTACCTTTTGTGAAATTTTCGAACGCACTTCTAGCGTTGTTTATAGAACCAGTAAAGCCAGAAGCATCTGCTTTTAAGACTGCTTCAACTGTATATGTATTACTCGACATTGTTTTCCTCCTCTCTCAATAATTTCTGTCTACGTTTAGCAATTGCGATTAAATCACTATTAACTGGCTCACCATGCCCGTTTCCGAGAACGGCATTTCTAGCTTTAGCTTCGTTATAGAACTCGTTGAAATCCTTATAAAGGTATTTCTTACCACTCTTATCTGTTGCTTTTATGAGACGGTTTAAATACGCTTGTAAATGAATTTCACGCTCACGTTCCAAACGTTTCATGAGGTAGCCTCGTTTTCTGACGTTGAATTCTTCGAGAGTCATGCGCTTAGCTTCAAGTATCGAGCTAACGCCGTATAAGCCAAGCGCAGAAGCTAACATGTCTTCATATACTTCTTTAGATGAATTTGCTAAAGTAGTTTTACTCTTTAAGCTCCCACTTCTTCCAACATCTCTTTGACTTTTGATTTCGTCAGAGGAGCATTCTTCAATGCTGATAAAAAATCATCAAACACTTTTTCTAAATCTTCTTGTTCTTCAAGCCATTTTTCAATATCTGCAACGCTTGGAATTGATTTCAAAGTGTGAGTCGCTGACAAGATAATGTCTGCTAAAATGACTGGATTTTTATCTTGAATGTAAACAACTGCATTTGTTAGTCCTAGACCAAATGAGACCCCGTTTTCATTGACAAGGCGGTAACGTTTGTCCATTTCACGAATAAAGTCAATACCAAAATGCAAATCATATTTTTTTCCGTTAATTTCAATTTCTTTCATTTGTTTCTCCTTAAAAAAATAAGAGAGGTCTTACAACCTCTCTGTAAAATTATCCTGTGATAGCCGAAGTATCAGCGAATGCATAACTGATTTCTTTAACTTGGTCTGCTGTTAGTGTTGCATAACCAGCTACTGGTTTCCCTTCGATAGTCATTTCAGTTGAAAGCGTTTCTAAATCTTCAACACTATCTGGCACTTCCCAGCTTCCAAGCGAACCTTGCGCATAAAGTGCTGGATATTTCTCACCTTGTTTTTCACCAGCAAGGTCGATTTCCCAAACTTCAAGCTTGTAACCTTGCACGACAGAATTCTTTAGCATAGTATTCAATTCGTCTCGAGTTGAAACTGCTTCGATTGAAAGTGTAACGTCAAGTCCTTTATCTGAAACAACTGAACCATCTTTTGTCGCAGTTGAATCGTTCTTGCGTTCGTATTTCCATTTATGTTCTGTTTGCAACGCTAATTTAGCAGCTGCTGTTTTGTCCCCTAATTTACGGAACATCAAAATTTTGTCTTTACCATGATTAGCCATAGTTTCCTCCTAATGAAATTTAAATTTTAAATCCAGAATGCCGTGATAGAGCAGTTCTGACGTTGAATTATCTTTTATAATCTGTGTTGAGCTTGTTAAATCCATGAACCATTGCCTACCGTCTATTTCACGAATTTCACTAAAAGCTTCCATAAGCTTTCCAATCCAGTCAGAGACAAGTTTTCTGTCGTCTTTAGAACCCCAGACGTCCACTTGTGCAGATACTTCACCAATCAGCCTGCTTTTGGTTGGCGTTGGAATAATCTGCGTATAAGCCACAACCATAAAAGGGTAAGGCTCGTTATCGTCTGGTAAGAATGGAAAAGCTGGCAAACCCAACTTAAAAGAACGCTTTATCAATTCATCATGAATTTGTTGATCTGGTTGCTTATTTAACAATTCCTGCTCTCCTTAAATCATCGATAAATTTAGGCTGTACTTCGTTAAACGCTGGTTGCATGAACGGCTGTGCTTCCATTTTTCGAGTTCCAACTTCCAGATAGCCTGAATAATCTGTTTTGGCTGTAACACGAGCACTCAAACCACCGTTTTCAATTTGTAAATCAATACTTCGTTTAGTAGCCCCAGTTGAATAACCTTTTGTAAATACAGCTTTTTCTTTCGCTTTCTTTTGAAGGTCAGCGCCGCTTTTCTTGACAACTTCTTTATAAACATCTGTACGTGCCATTTTTTCAAGAGCACTTAACAATTCCTTGTCACCTTTAAAAGAAACACTAGTCATGTTTCACCTCGCTCAAATAGATAGCTGACCTGCGATAAAAGAAGCTCTTACGATTAATGACGTAGTATGTCTTACTTTCTAGTTTGACGCAGGCGATTGGTTGAGTGATTGGTACATTCGCTCGCATAATCTTAGCGTCTATATTGACTTTGTTATTTAACAGTTGATTCTTGAGCTCTGTTCCCATATCGGATAAAAAACAAGGAACCACAATTTCTTGTGGCTCCTTCCCTTCCATTCGTCCTGTTTCTGGATTGTAGACTGGTTTTCCAGCTTCTAAAACAAGCGTTGCTCGTCCACTTTCTCTCATAAAACAAACACCTTTCCAGCCTTTGCCTTTCCTGTTGAGAATTCCTTCTGTAAAAGGTCATCGTAAGGCAAAAACTCATATTTGACATCTTCATAAGAAACTGAGTGTCCTTCGACTGTTTCAGAAGTAGCACCCTCTGCACCTCGACGATTGAAACGCTTGATTGTACAATCTTCAATGATAAAGCTAAATTTATCTTCGATAATCTCTGTGCTGTAAGCCAATTTGAAATGGTCACAGACTTTTGAAATTAATCGTTTCAACACTTTATCTTGTAAATCATCACTTATAGCTAAGTCCTCTTTAACGTTTATCAAAACTGTGTCTTCAAAATCAGCCATACTCAACACCTCTATTCAGCTTTCTTTTTAGCTTTCGTTTTGGGCTCTTTTTTCAAAAATCCCGCTTTTGTCAACTCTTCCACTCGTTCGCCAGTGTATTCAGAACCGATTGTGTGGATTTTATGAGTTACTTTGTCACGAAAACTTGCGATTACTTTCGCCATAAAACCACCTCGCTATTAAACTTCTGGAACTGTAGTGAGCATGTACACATCGTCAATGTTCTTAAATGACGGAAGAGCAATCATTGAAACTTTAGTTTCGACATTAACTGGGTCTGTTTTAGTAGTAGTTGTCACTGTAATACCAGTATCAACAACTTCTACTTTCGCATTTGTAACGCTACCGCCGAGAAGGTCACTTTCTTCTGGTGTAGTACCAAAAACTGTTTCACCAAGTTCTGCGTTAGGTGCAAGTGTAATGTGTCCGTCTGGATAATATTTTTTAACCACACCGTCAGAATCTTTGTAAGTTTGGTTTTTAACAACCACTTTCAAACCAAGTTCACTTTCAAGATAATCATAAAGTTCTGATTTCTTAACAGCTGATGCATCTGGTGCAGTTGGTTTAATCAAAGCTAGTGTGCTTTTGGCGTTTTTGATTTGGCTCAAAGTTTTTGGGTTCAAAATAATGACTTCTGGTGTAGAACCGAGATCTTCTAAAGCACTGACTGCGGCTTCGATATCTGCAAGTGGTGTTGATGTAGCCAAATCAGTCCATGCTGTTTTAACAGTTCCTTTGTGGTCGTCTGCTACATGGTAATCAAAATCTTGTGGCACACCGTTTGAAATAACTGCGATTTTACCAGTTGCAAGAACTTGCATGCGCATTGCTTCAAGACGAGCGTGTGCACCTGCCAACAACGCTGCGTTGTCGTCAAAAATTCCAGATACGATTGTGTCAACAAGCGCTTGGTTACCAGTTTGAGCAATAACGTTCAATTGTTGACGGTCTTGTTCTTTGACAAGTAAAGATTCTTTGAAGAACGGCATTTCTTGTTCATCAAGAGTGACATTCATGCGTTCACGAAGTGTTGCTTTAGTGTCAAAAGCAGATGGTTTCAAAACAACTGGGAGTCCTGAAGAACCTTTTACAAGCGCAAGTTTAAGTCCGAGCTGTTTACGAGCTGGAAAGAATTTCTCACCGATTGTTGAATCAACTTGTTGTTGACGTGCGTTCCAATATCCTGCTAGGTTTGAGGCTGTTACTGTATCATAAATTAATGGCATATTATTAAGCTCCTTTCACGAATTGAATATGTGGCAATTTAGCTTTGACGTTTGCATCCACTGTTCCGCCGTTAACTTTGTCTTCACGCAAAGTCCCACGATAAACAAGCGCTGCAACAGCATCTTTATCAGTTACATCGACATCATAAAGTAGAATACCGTCAACATAAGCTGCTTCAGTTGTGTTAGCTTCCACTTTGACTTTTTTTGTGCGGTCTTCAAAAATAGAAGCACCGTCACCAGACAAGATAGCTCCAGCTTTCAATACTTTACGACCGTTTTCAACGACTGTCCCTGTTGTCGTTTTATCAACCAAAACTGAAATGGCTTCATAAGGTGTGTTATGCAAGATTTCAGCATTTCCAAAAAATGTTTTTGACATATTATGTCCTCCCTAAAATAGTTTTTGACCGCTAGCATTAGCGTTTTGAGCTAAGCTAGCCCCATAATTTGATTGTTTTACGCCACCCACTCCAATTCCTGGTGCTTTTTGGCGCAAGGAAATCTTAACAGCTTCAGCAACAGCTTGATTAAAGACTGCTTCAAACTCACCTACTTTTTTCAAAGAATTTTCTGCGTTGTCAAGGGCAAATAGCTCCGCAAATTCAGAAGGCAAACCTTTAGAAACAAGGTCTTTTTGAACTTGAACGACCAATTTTTCATGTTCAAATTGAGATTTTTCTGCTTCAAAAGCTTTCTTGCTATCTTCAAATTCACGTTTCGCACGTTCTTCTTCAGAAAGTTGTGAGTAATCTTTTTCTTTCTTCAAAGCTTCAGCGATTGCATCTTGAATACGTTGTGCTTCACCCTTTTTATAATTCTCTAAAGTTTTTTGATTTGATTTATTGATAATACTGTCAAGTTCTGATTGTGTTTTAGGAGCTTCAAAAGTTGGGTTCGTGCCTTCTGCGCCATTTCCTTCAGTTGGATCAATACCACCGCTGTCGTTTCCTCCACCTTCTGGTGCTCCTGCTTCACCGCCTTCTGCAAAAAATTGCAAGTTGCGAGCGTTTAATGCTAAAAGTTGTTGTTTTTCCATTTTCTTATTCCTCCCATGCTAGTCTCGAATAGCCCAGAATTTCCTATACATTCATAGAGCCACGAAAACGGACGTCTCACGCTTTCTAGTCTCGTCTGAATGTAATTCTATTCCTGACCCAAACAAGCCACGCTAGTGATGTTTATTCAGCTTATTTAACGACTAGCCAAGTCAACGGAAGATGAGGGACTCGAACCCCCGCACGCTTTCACACGCCTACAAGGTTAGCAACCTGTTCTCTTAACCACTTGAGTAATCTTCCAAAATAAAAAAGCCGTATAAAATACGACTTCAGTTATTGTTTTCAAGTCCGTTTTTCAGACCTTTGAAAATGCCAATGATAAAAACAATCAATAGACCAATTGAAACACAAATAGCGAATGCTAAAAGCAAAAATAGCAAAAGCCCAAAAGTAAAACTAAGTAAATTCCAAATCATAAAAAAACTCACATTCTTATTCTTCCCAATTTATCGGTACACCCAGCGGTGTTTCTCTTGATTTATCAAGCATAGCTTCATATTCTTCTTGCGATTTTGAGTAGTGAGCAGCAGTTGAACATCTACAATGAGGGTGCATTGGTGCCGCGTTCTCTCCCGGCATCATATCTTTAACTTTGAAGATTTTTCCGCTCAAAGCTGCACAATGCGGACAAGCGCTTGGTTCTGCGATGTATTCGTACTCCTCATAGCCATTAGCAATTAAAGATTGTCTCTGTGCCTCTGTGGCAACTCTTGCGCCTTCTGTAACCGCTAAACGCTTAGCTTGACTAGCTGACACTTCAAACTCTTGTCTAAGCTGTGCAATATATGTCGTTGGATTCTTCCCTTTCAAAATCAAGTCTTCAGTCATTTGGGCAACAACTTGTCTCAAAGCATTCTGACGTTTCCAGATATTCTCTGACCATGTTGCACCTTTAAACGGTGTATTCAGCAATGTTTGAACAGTCTGTTTGATTTCTGTTTGAGTGAGCGCTGATTTTCCTAAAAGTCCAGCTTGCGTTTTAAGCTCTTGCATATAATCTTCTGTGATGAAATCTTTAGTTCTTTTCTGCTCGTCATTACCAAGAGCGATAAGTTCTAAGTCTAATTGACGTTGCAATAATTCAAGTCTATTAGTTTTCATTTTGAGATTGTAAATCCCAAGTTCTCTGTTAGCTTCTTGCGAGAAATTCTTCTCAGCTACATATCGTTTAGCTTTTTCCTCAAATGCTTTGACGTCCATTTCATCTACACGCTTGCGAACTTCTTCAATTGGTAAATTGTTCTTGTCCACATAGCGATTGTAAAAGGCTTGTATTTCCTTTTCCATCTCTTTGTAGTGATAATTGTATAGACGTTGAAATTCCTCGCCTAAAGATGCATCACGCTCTATTTTAGCTAGCTGTTCAAGCTCAATCCTCTTCTTCCAATACTTGTTTACCATTGTCATCTCCGTTCAAGTCTTTATCGGATAAACGACTATTCATTTCAAGCTGACGCGATAACAAACTAGAACTTTCTTGTTGTGCCTTAATTCGTTCCATTTCTGTTTTAGCGTCAACGCCAGTCGCTGTTTGAAGCATGCTGAACACTGTCTCATCGCTGACTACGCCATACAAATTCTTGGCGTTAGCGACAACGCTGCTAGTATCTGCTGGCAAGTTTGGAACAAACGTCACACGAATTTTAGACAGCTCAAAATCTTTAATCTCTTTCAAAATCTCACTAATACGAGCGATTAGTTTATAACGGCGTTTAAGAGATTTCTCAAACAACGCTTGCATGTCGACACGTTTTTGGTCGAATCCGAAAATTTTCCATTTCATCGCTTCGCCAGACTGCGTACCCGAAAAATTGTCGTCGCTCAAATCTGGTGTATTCGTGATTTTATGAATGTCACTAATCACACGATTCTTGTACGCTTCCGTTCCGTTAACGTCGTACTGCTTATATAAGTATTTAGCGTCAACAGAGCCCTCATTCCCATTTGCGTCAACAGGCGGTTCAAGATTAAGCAAGCGTGCTTTTCGCATATTGCGCATGAAATCGATTTGCTTTTCTGCCGTGTCACAATCTGCGGGGAAGCTAACACGTCCTATAATCGCTAGAATAGCGTCGGACAAGTCTTGCATATAATTAGCTGTATCTGATTGAGAAGCGTCGTATAAGTCAATTAGAGACAATACAGACTCATAATCACCCATACCGTTCGAGCTATTGAGGTATTCCGTAATTGGAACAATTTCAAAAGCATGTGGTGCTTGGTCGATAAGCTTAAAATCCTTACTTGAATCAAACGTCAAAATCTCATCTGGTGTGTATACTTCAACAATTAAATGCGTGTCTGCAAACTGATTCTTGTTGTAATAGCGAACGCCAACAAGGCTATGCTCCTCTTTTGTCATGTCATAAATAACAAAAGTAGAAGTTGGGTCAAGTTTAACAGCTTTTGTTTCGTCTTCCTGCGTACGATAAACCAAATCATACGCACGTCCTGTTTTAGATAAATCAAGAACCAACGAACGATTTAGTTGGTGGAAGCTATTGTCTTTGGAAATGATATCTAAAAACTCAACTACACTTTTGTTATCTGAATCATCATAAGAGACCTGAACAGGATTCCCAACAAGATAACCTTGTTTAAACGTTGCAATAGACTCACCAAAATTATGCACCGCTCGTGTGTCTGCCATATCTTGGTCTTTGCGTCGCTCTGACTCTAAAATCGTGTGGTTATTCCCTTCAGCATAATCAAGCAATTCTTGAATACGTGGGCGCTGTACTGTTTGATGATGGTTGATGTATTGTTTCAAAAGTTTAAAGTCTTCCGCAAACAATTCCTCTAAACTTTCCGCTCGATAGCGCATTCTTGCTTGACGATGAAAGCGAGGTTTTAACGTATGTGTTTCACCTGTGCTGTCAACGAATGTTTCTGTATAAGCCATTTAAATTCCTTTCTACAAGCCAAAACCAGCTCGAAGTGTATCGAACTGGTTGCCATTGTTTCGTTGTTTCTTCGTTATTTCGTCCGAATAAATAGCGTACCGAAGCGAGTCGAGTACGTCATCGTATTCTTTTAACGGTTCATCTTTAGTGCTGTTCGGTTTCCACTTATACTGGTAAATTTCATCAAAAAAGCGAGGAATCACGCCTCGCTTGATAAATAATGTGTTCTCTTTAAAACGCTTAGCAACTGTTTCAATACCAGCTATAACGTTCTTATTGGCGTTCATAGCATCTAAACCAGCGCTCTGGAAATGCGCAACGTGTTCTGGTCGAGCTGAGTCGCACCAAAACGCAATATTGCCATATTTCGCTTTAAATTCTTTAGCCCTGTCAGTCCACCAACTTATCACTTTGTATCGTTCAGCTATTCCGTCAACTAAATATTGTTTTCCGTCAGACGTTTCACCGACGATTACAATCGAGCCAAAGTGGTCGTAACCAAAATCGACACCAGCAAAATAACGAGCCATTCGAGGCAGCTCGTCAACTTCATGAATATTTGCGTCATAATCGCTATATATTGCTCCTTCTGCGACTGTCCACTTGCCGTCTATGTCTCTGTCATAGAACTTGCCAGACGGTGTAGCAGCTTTAATAGAGGCTATATAGCGAGGGCTTAAAAAAGTGTTATCATCAAGCTTAAAGCTAAAATCGATAATCTTACCGTTATTCTTGCCGATGTAATCACGTCTTAACCAGTGATTTGGATTATCTGGGTTACTATCCCAAACGATTCGAGCGCCTTCACCAGAGCAACGAGAGATGATTTCCTTGAACACGACTTCATTCGCAAGAGAAGCTTCGTTGACATAAGCGCCAAACGCTGTGAAACCACGAGCACGTTTAAGGCCAGAAATCGAGCCAGTGTAAACCTGAACAACCTTAACGCCACAAAATGTAAATGAACCATGCTTGTCGTATTTTGGCTCAAAGCCATACTTGTTGTATAGCTCTTGCAAGATGTTGTTTTGAATAGACGTGCTAGATGTTCCAGCTAAAATGTACATTGGTTCATCAATGCCAAGTTTATCAGCAATTTTACGGACTCGTTTTAATTCAGAGACAAATGTATCATTATTGACTACTGTTTTACCAGCACGTTTAGCACCATGCAAACCACAAATAAACCAATCATGTGTCCAAATATACTTCAAAACCGCTAATTGTTTTGGAGTGTATAGACTACTTAAATCAACTGTCATCTACTACAAGCTCCTTAACTTTTTCAAGGAAACCAGCGATTTTCTCATCTTGCCCCTCTGAACCACCAATCTGTGATTGTAGTTTTTCAATCTCAAGTTTAAGCTTTTGAAGTTCGAGTTTAGTTGGATAGCGTTTCATAAGCTCGCTACCAGCTTTAATAACCTCTGCAATCGACGGTTTCTTTTCGATTGTTACGAATTCGCCGGTTGCTTGATTAAGCTCTGTTACTTCCTCTGTCAACTCTTGTCTCAAAATACTTGTGAACACTTGTAAAACTTCGTCAGCAGTTGCAATCTTATGTTTTTCTAATTCAGCAAGTCTTTGTTTTATAGCTTCTTTTATTTGAGGTTTTTTGAGGTTCTCCGCTCCAGACTGATAAGCAGCTTTTTTAGCATATCCAGCTTTTATAGCTGCATCCGTTGCATTTCCAGAGATGATGTACTCATCTACAAATCTCTGCTGCTTTAATGTTAATTTAGTGATTTTCCATCACCTCCTTTCTGGTAATAAAAAAGCACCAATTCGGTGCTCATTGCTATTTAAATTTTTTCATCAAAACAATATTGAAATAACTCTTTAACGTTTCGTCGTCAAACGAGTGTTTTCCTAACCAATTATACGCCTCACTCATTCTTTGATAAGACTGATGACTTGGTCTTGTCAAAAACATATGCGCTCTAGATAAGAAAGCATATTCTGGAGTACCAGAACCAATCGTTCTTAAATCACGTTCAACATTAGCAGCTTGATAATGACCATACCAACCATTATCGATTAACAGTTCTTCAATATCTGAAGAAGTAATATACAAACTAAATTCATCTAAATTCCAAGATAAACGACTTTTAATATTAGTACCAGATAATTTTGAAACAATGTCTGAAATTAAGGCAACGTATTTATTAACAACGATTGCATTATCTTCAACAAAACTTCCAACAATTGTTTGGAAATTTATTTTACAATAATAATTATCTTCTGCTTTGATTTCATCTCTTAAACGTTTGAATTCATTCATTGCTTCTCTACTGTTAAAATCAGATAGCTTAAGAATCCTATCCGCTTCATCACGATAATAATCAACACGTTCTCTGATTTCTGCACCAGAATAAACTTCTCTGTCAAACTTAAATATCTTTAACATAATTTCTCGCTTTCTTAATAGAGTTACTGCTATTATAACTCTTTACAAGAAAAAAGCTAACAAAAATAGAGGCCCGTTTGAACCTCTAACCTTTATTATTTCACAATACCATAATAACACATTGGCAACACCATGCACGCCCAACTTCATCCAGTTCGTTTTAATAGTTCTCATTTTTTATCATGACTCCAAAAAAATATCGATTTCTTTCATTGCATGCTTTCGCAAACGATAATAAGTTGATTGACTGATTTTCAAATGGGACATTACATCTTCTGGATACTGTTTTAAAATATAAGTCATGCGCAAGATAGCACGTTCTTTTGGATCACTCACTTTATTAATTAAACGGCTCAATTCAAGCTTACGGCTGATAATCTCACTTGTGTCATGCTCAATAGATTCTTTTAAAACGATAAGCTGTGCATAAACATCATCGACTTTTCTAGGTTTACCACCTTTTACTTTATCCGCTGACCATTTAGGACTGGAAAGTAGCCCAGCCTCTAACGTGCTTACTTCATCGATTCTGCTTTGAATGTCCATGTCTAAGTTTTGTAGTTCGTCAAGTAATTCTTTAGCTCTGCTCATTCTCTAGCTCCTTTATGATATAATAGATGTAAGCATTAATATATATTATAAAGGGTCTGCAAAAGCGGGCTTTTTTGCATAATCCTAAAAAAGATAGCTCCTTTCTTTTTAAAATAATGGGCAGGCGCACGACCCAAACATTGAATTACCATAAGAATAAGCAGCGCCTTGCAGAATCACGAACGACTGATAATTCGCTTTAGAATGTTTTACAGAAAGAATTTTAAGGAATACCTCGTTTCTAAATATTTCAGTCTGTTTGCTAGCTAGCCACCCAGTAGACTAACCAGCAGATATACTAATTTGCGTGAGAAGAAGTGTGTTAACACCTCTATTCCATTTTAAATTTATTCTGGGTTATACCCACGCAAGGATTCGAACCTTGCTAGATACCTTTGTGGGTGGTTCATTTCTCATCCAGTTTCTCAATCACGATGCGTCTTAAATTACAGTCTTTAACTAAGTCAATCTGACTAACCACTTGTGTAATAAGACTAAAGTCAACACCGTTCATAGGAAAAGATGAAACTGGATAGCCATCATTTCCGATTAAGTAAACTATACATCTCATGTTTCTTCCTCTCTATAATCTAACCACGGCTCAATAAAACTGCGCTTCCCGCATTTCGAGCATTCAAGGTGATATTTAATACTAAAACTAAATATCGAATTCTCCTCTTTTTTTACATAATCGTGTCTGCAAAAGAATTGTTTCAAATTCTGCCTAAGCCCTTTCTTTTGTTCGTTGAACTTATAAACAATCATTTTAAGAGTATCGAACATTATTACACCTCATCACTCTTCGTTTAGTTCAGCTAGTGTATTCCACACGCCATCTGCAAGACAACTAACTTCTTTAACCTCATTGATTTGCTTTGGTGTTTCTTTATATTCCCACCATTCACTACCGTCATATTCGTGACGTTCAAGCCACCAATCATCACCAACGATAACTAAATCTTCAGCTACTTTAGCAGTGCCAAAACCTGAATAATATTCAGACTTCTTTGCGACTTGCTCAAAATTTTCTTTTGTAATTGCAAAATCTGAACCTTGAATATATTTGACATCTTTAAATGTTTTTCCGTAAGTTGCTAATTCTCTTAATGTTTCTTCCCATAAATTAGTCATTTTCTACCACCTCTCTATACGTCTTTTCAAAGATTTCTTTTTGACAAACATAGCACTCACCTGTTGTGTTCTTGATTAGGTAGTCACCATCATTAAAATACATAGTACCTTCTAACGTTTCAATTTCATGAAATACCCCAAAACCAATACTTTGCCACGTTGCAAATTTCTTAACTTCCTCACGATTATCTTTGGTAACTTGAATTGCTTCAACGGGCGTAACTTTAATATACTTTTTAATCATTCTTTCACCTCTTCAATTTCATACACTTTATCATCCAACACACCTAACTCTTCCCAATCTTTTTTTGAAAGTTTAAGTATATGAAAGTGGTCTAAGCCATGATAATAACCAGTTTTAGCATAATTTTGAGATAAGTACTCACCTGTCAGCTTGTGCCTTGCTCTATACAGCTTTTCTTTCTCGACTTCATAGCCGTAAATTAAAGCATTTACAAGTCTGTTTTTAGTTAGTTCGTTTTCATCACCGTCATTTTCGCTTGCACAAGAAAGTTTGTATTTTTTTCCATGGGAGCGAAATTCAAAATCACAACCCCAACCTTGTCGTGTAATGACATACAAACAATGAGTAAAATTCCCTATCAATTTCAAATGTTCTAACCACTCTGCTTCTTCTTTGCTTAAAACTGGTTTTTCTGGTTCGTCAAGTTGGTTGATAATGTCTAAAACATCATCGCGTTTAACCCAAATAATTTCAGACATAAATGTTTCACGAGCATTTAAATTTTTGATTTTTTCAATCACTTCTTTTTTATTCATCATCTTCACCTTTTATTTCTTTCTGATTAAAATAAGCTTTAATTGTATCAACAAGATAGTAAAGCAGACCACACGTCACAAATCTTACTCGTTTCTTCTTGTCGTAAATCACAAACATTGGAAATGTCAGCCAAGCTAAAATCACTAAATAAATACTAATCATTTTCATTTTCCTCTCTATACCAATAAACTAAATCTGCTAAATACTCATAACCATCGTCTGTTAACATATTCCAATCAACATCTTGTTTTGACAGCCAATCCGAAAACCTTAAATGGTTGTCAATCTCAAGTTCAAGATAATCACCCCAGCTCCAAAAGTAGCCATCGATTTCGACACGGTCACCTTTTGGATTTTCAAAAATAAAAATTGGATTATCACACCACATTGAACCAAAACACAATTCACACGTTCCAGTTTGTTCTTCTCTTGCGTTTGATGTATCAACATCTACTAACTTAATTCCTAGCATCGATTTTAACCCCTCTCTCGTCATCTCTATGACGTTTTAATTTGCTTCGAACATAATTTATCTAGCTTACGTTTAGAGCCTTTAAAAGGCATTCGATATAACTCACGTCTAATTTTTTCTTCTTTAGATTTTGGCGCTGGCATTTCGAATATGTCTTCGCAGATTTCATTATCAACTATAAACGCACTAACTATCGAACCGTCTTTTAACATTCTCGCTAGCTTCCAATCTTTAATCCCAAAAAATTCACACGCTTCTTTACGTGAACCCTCAAACACTTGCTTAGTTTCAAAATTAGTGTAGCGTTGAATTCTTTTTTTCTGTTTGATTTTAATTTCACCGATTTTTTCTCTGGTGACACAACCTCGCTGAATACGAGAATTTAGCGTTCTTTCTTTGATTTTCAAGTGTTTAGCATATTCATCTCGTGTACCCTCGAATACTTCACCTGTTTTTAAATCGGTAAATCTATAAATACCCTTAGCAATATTTGTCATACATTACCTCTTTCATTCGTTTTAAAACTGTGCTGTCATACTCTGGCATTTTAGCCAAATCAAGATATTTCTTGACTTCGTTTGGTGTAATGTCTAGCATTTCAGCAATTTCAACATAGCTTTTTAGACCATTTTTAATCGTCCAATTTCTAAAATTTCGACAAACGTCAAGTGGTGTGCCAGTTTTCGTTTCAACAAACGTCACTGTAAATTTAGCTCTATTGCGATTTCCTGCTCTGCTCATTCGATTTCCTCGATTTCAATTTCAATTTCTGGCATATTCCCCAAAATACTTCTTTTCAGCTTTCTTTCTAGCTGCTATGGCATCTTCTATTTTTTCAAAGTGTCCTAGGCGAATTTCTTTACGATTTACCATAATTCTTGCTCTATACCTCCCGTGAGGTGTTAAAGAAACTCCTTTTACGCCTAGCTTATTATTTTTTGAAACACAACTATTGAACGAATTTTGTCGAGGTGTGCATATCCTTAAATTTGTTCGTCTATTATCTAATTTATCACCATTGATATGGTCGACAACTAAGCCTTTAGACGGCTTCATTAGAAAATTGTGCAATGTTTCATGGCGCCTATTTACAGTAGCTGCCAAATATCCTCTGGGGTCAACCGACCAACTCCATTTCGTCACCTCTTCCCAATCATCTAAACTAAATTCGAAAATATAACCTCTACTTGTTAAACCAACGGCATAGTCTTTACCTTTTAAATATTTTGTGCATTTAGCTGTCATAATAAAATATATTCACCTCGATTCTTGGGTTTGGACTATATATTTTTCTTGTAGTATGTTCAATAACTAAGCAATCATCAGACCAGACGATTTCAGATTTTGAAATGCTATCATATAGTGACTTTTCTAAATTATCCAAATCAATTTTCTTATCGTATGGAATTTTTTCTGTGATAAAATTAGCGTATTCATCTTTTTTCTTTTGTTTTGAGCGAGGTTTCGGCGGTTCAGACAAGGATTTTGGAGCTCTCATATAAAAAGTTACATCGAGCTTTAACGGTAAATCATAAAAAACGCCGTCATAATTTTCTTTAATGTAATCTGTAACCTGCTTTCGCCACTTCATCATTTTAGGGTCTTCATACACCGCTGCATGTCGTCCTCTGATTGTGGCTCGTGGTCTTGATTGTGGTTTTGGTTCAAACGGTATTAGAAACATCATTCCAAAACTCCTTTGAAGTTGAATACATTAAAGAAGTTTCGCTTGTTTTCTTCGATAAATTCAAATAGCGCTTGAATTTCAGCAACTTCTTTTTTCAAATCTTTAGTTTGACTTGACGTTTCAAGTTCTAACTCGAATTTTGGAATAGCTTGCAATTTTAATTTATAAATCGGCTCGAATAAATCACCGTTTTCATCTAAGCTTGGTTGATTTTCCTTTTTTTCAAAAGAAACACTAATCTCCCAGTTCGGATTACCAAGAATTGAGATTGTTCGTATAAGTTCATTAATTTCAACTAGATAGTCTGTTTTTGGTACTAAAATTTTGCTCATTTTTATATCCTCAAAAATCAAAAGCAGGCACATTTAAATTGTGAGTGAGTAAGGCTTGTGCCTGCTGAAATTCTTTACATGCCGTCCTGTTAACCGACACGTACTTTCTAGCACGCTTTTTTCGTGGTTCGCGACACGTATTTATCAATTATGTTTAAAACTCTGTTTTCGGAAATAAAGTTTTCATTGCCAATGCGAATAACTTTGTATTCTTTTTCTGCTTTAATTTCATGAAAAAGAATCTCTCTAAGGCTCCTGGCTGGGAAATCTGAATATCCTAATAAATAAGCTGTATTTACCCCAAAAAAATCAGCAATTGTTTCCCAAGTACTTTCTTCTCTCGGTGAACGTCTACCATTTTCGTAAGAAGATAATTGACCAGTAGAAAGTGATAATCCATGTTTTTTCTTTAGCTCTTTACTTAATTCATCTAGCGTTAAACCTTTTGTTTTTCGTAATTCTTTTAATCTGTTCATGTCAATAAACCTCAACTCGTTTTGTGAGTCTCTTCTCTCTACAATATTCACAATGCCCGCACGCTTTTGCTTTCACTCTGCCATGCTTAACATCGTCCAAATGTTTAATAATCTTAGCTAGTTCGTTTAATTCATCTTGAATTGCGTCAACGTTTTGAATTCGAATAGCTCGTGTGTCACTAGGGCTTTCTTTTGTGACCGCATAGATGATTGGTTCGAACGGCTTATTGTATTTTGATTCAAGCATAGTTTTGTAAACTGCCATTTGCAAAATATAGCCATATGCTTCAAACCAGCGGACTTTGTAATTATCGCCATCTTTATCTTTGACCCAGACTTCATCATCGATTGGGCCTTTTGTGGTTTTAATGTCGACAAAATAGCCATGCTCAACATTCAAACAATCAATCTTTCCTTTAAATTCAACGTCTGCGATTTCACCAGTAACTGCAGCTTCTTTTTCACCTTGATACAGCGCCGTGAAATTCTTATCTGTTGCAAGTGCGTTAATCATGCTCTCTGCTGTTTCAAACGGTGCGTACAAGCTGCCATTCTTTTTAAAGATTGATTCTTTATTTTTCTCAATGAATGCTTCGTGAGCTTCTTTACTTTCAAAAGCACTATGAACATAATTACCAACTAACAAAGCTGTGTTGTCTCGCTTATCTTTCCACTCGTCGTTAAGTTCTGCTAACGCTCGAGCTTCGCATTCCTTAAATCGTTTAACTTGCGAGACAGACCAGTAAGCTTTTGCTGATTCAAGGCTATAATAATCTTTACCAAGCAAGTCTTTAGTCATCTGTCAAATCTCCGATTTGGTCGAATAAGGCTGTTTGTTCTTCTTGAATTTCGCCCGTTTCTGGGTCGGCAGTTGGTACTTCTTCTTGTGGCGCTTCACCAATCAAATCTGACAAGCTTTCTTCTTGTGGTGTTACGTCAATTGGTGCTGCTTTCTCGTCTTCGGTTTCATTATCGGCTGTGATTGCTTCTTGCAACTCGGTGCTAAGCGGTGCATATTTGCTGATAATCTGTTTTAATAAAGTTTTTTGAGCCATTGCATCAAAATCGGTCTGCCAAGGACTGTTTCCAAAACTTTTTGAGAAACGTTTGCCGTGATTATAAGCACGTTCTTTCGTCCAATAAATCAGCTTCTTAAAACCATTTAACAGTTCGAGTGTCGCAAAATAACCTGCTACTTCATCTTCTGGTTGGCTAAAATCAACCTCTAATGTTTCAAATAACGGGTCATATGATTTGAATTGTGCTTTGTAGATTACACCGCTATTAATATTCTTAACTTGACCGCTTCGAATAGCTAGCTGGATAAGCCCTTTGTAGCCAAGCTGAAATTGTGCTTGTCGTTTGTAAGGCACGATGTAGGCAAAACCTAAACTTGGTTCAATTGGTAAATTTAAAGTCGCTGCTTTCATTGCTGCGGTTAAAATTGAGTTATTATCAGCATTACTTAAAAGCTTGTTGTTATTTACGATTGATAGCAGACTAGCAATGAACTGGTCGCTTTTCCCGCTAACTACTTCGCTAAGTTTGTTTTTAACCGCTGGACTGTTAAAAAAGTCCTTGTGTGATACTTGCATTTGATTTGCCATTATTTTCGTTTTCCTTTCGTTTTCTTCAAATTCCAGATTTCACGCTTCAAGCGTTTGTTTTCTTGTTTTAAGCTCACTATCTTATCTTGATATTGATTGATAATTTCCCCGTACTCGATAGCAAGATTTAGATAGTCGCTTGTTCTGTCGTAATACGACTGCTCAAAATCATCTTCTAAAATTATCATATTGACCTCAATCTAAAATGTGCTGTTTGACATCTACTCGATAATCAAGCGAAAAATTAAAGATAATGATTAAACACTTATCTGTTAACCCTTGTATTTCTTCGATGAGGTCTTCGTCAGAATAGTGTCTGTATGTTTTATATGTTTTAGCTAATGTCATGCTTTCATCGTTAACGAGTTCGTCAATCGTTTCAAGCAATGCTTCTCTTAAATCGTCTTGATAGAGAAGCAGCTCATCATCAAGTCTAATTTCAATCATGCTTTTTTCTCCAAGAATTCTTTAATCTCGTCTAAGAGAGCTTCGTACTCTTCAAGTTGTTTATAACACCGTTTAGCTTCATCTCGCCAAAAATCACGTTCTGCTAAAAGTTCCTGCGTATTCATTGTTCATCTCCTTTGAAAGGTGTTTTGCTTAGACCTACCCAACGCACCAAAATGCTTGAACATCCATCTAGCGAAGCATATCCAACGACTTCACTTCTCCACTGTTCGTTATTTTGGACATCGGCATTTAACTGTACACAAGCAGATGTTAGCCGGTCATCTATATATTCTTTGTAAAACTCCATATTTTCCTCTCTAGTAAACTATTTTCTTGAGCTGATACATTTTACTGTCTCTTGCCAACTTCGCTATCAGAGACTCTGTATCGAGCTTTAAAAGCATGTTTCTAATTTCCTTTGAGTAGTTATAATAATTTTGTTCAAACTGCTGGATAAGTAGTTCGTTCATGCTTCCCATCCTTTCCAGTATTCAGTGAGGTTAACCGATGTAATAGCCGTTAATGTTTTCTGCGAAGTTAAAATCTGTTCCTTATATGGCATTAGACCTGCATTACGTTCCATGTCGTTCTTTGGCAGGTAATAACCGCCATGTCGAGTTCTGCGGCTTGCGATAATAGGTTGTTTGAATTCGCATCTCAAGCGCTCTACAACCTCTTTAACGCTGCGCTCACTAATGTTAAAATCAGCTTTTAGCAATCTCAGCGTTACTGGTCGCTCAAAACTGCCGTTGTTCTTAATGTAATTCAAAATATTAATTTCTAATTCGTTCATCGTTTGCTTTCAGCTCCTTCCGAAAATTTAAAGATACGGTCTTTGTCTCCTCGCATGCCTTTTGTTAAGCGGTCAACGAACGCGTTGTCATAGATTTTTAAAAGTTCAGCTCGTGAGAAATTTGTATTAATAATTGTTTTTGTGCGACTGTCTAAAATATTAAACAAGAATCTGTACGTCCATTCGTTTACTGGTTTAATGTAATTGCCAGTGCATGTCTCTTTCCCTAAATCATCTAAAATAAGATAATCACAGCTTGTTAACAGTTTTGTAGCGAATTCTTCTGTAAATCGTCCGCCACCATTAAAACTAGCTTGGACGCGTTGGATAAGCCTTGCGACTGGCATAAAGATAACGCTTTTTGGTTCGTTGTAAATTTTAAACGTGTCATTTAGCTGTTTAGCAATCGCTATTGACAGATGACTCTTTCCAACGCCTGGACGCCCTTGTAAGAACGTATTACCTTCGCCACCTTTTCCGTAATATCGCACCGCTCTTTGAGCAAATGCGTGTGCTTTCTGATCTTCGAAGTTATGCTCTTCGAAATTATTCATTGTCGCATTTTTTAAATCATCTGGAATGATACTAACTGATTCAAAAGTCGCCCATGTTTTCGCCAGCATTCCATTAATTGTTTGCTGTTCAGCACTTGAACGTTTTAAGCGTTCCAATTCGCTTTTTTGACATTCTAAACACATAGCAATACTGTTGTATTCACCCTCTTGTGTCATACGTCGATAATATGGTTTATTGTGAATCGTACAGACATCTCCAGTATCTAACAGAATCTTATTGGCTATCATGTAATCAAAAGACATCAATTCCATAAACTGCCTCTAAAATCCAAAATCTGGGTCAACGACATTGTGTAAATCTTCTGCATTACTTTTTGAATAGCGCTTATTTTTTGAAAGTTCGTGTTGCTTTCTGTCTAGCTCAACTTTTTCAAGAGTATCAATACCAGCTTTGACATAACGTCTCAAGATTGTATTAATATATTTAAAGTTGATTTTATTTTCGAGTACAGCTTCTTTTAAAGCTTCATTAATAACTTCTGGCGGTAATCCATCATTAATCCATTCGTTGATATCCACGATTTCAAATGGTGTTAAAAATCTTCCAAAACATTGATGTAGGTTGTCAAATAATTCTGCTTTTGTCATTTTTTATTTTTTCACCTCGCTAGTAGTAGCAGTAGTTTATTTATAGTTAGTATTTATTTAATATTAGTAATTATTTATTGTTAGTATTTATTAGCTATCGAAAATCTAAAGTTAGATTTTCTAAAGTTAGATTTTCTAAAGTTAGATTTTCTAAAATTAGTCAGATAATTCTTTATCAAGTTGTTCTTTGAGTTGTTCAAAAATTTCATCACTAATTTTTTTATCAGCGCAAAATCTATATCTTTGCAACCCCTCCGAGCGTCTGACTATTCTTTTATAAGTTCTGATGTAATGATGTTCTTCAAGTTCTTTAATACCTGTTCTAACAGCTGAAACTTTGTCTTTTGA